CATCAAAATCTGCAACTACTGTTGCTTTAAAACTTCCTGCAACGTGTAATTTAGTGCTAGGACTTGTAGTACCTATACCTACATTACCTGAATCTTTTATTACTAATTTCTTATCAACACTTGCATCGGCTACCATAAAAAGATTACTATCATCATCATCATAACCTAATAAACAACCATAAGTACCTGATGTATCGTCTGTAATGTTTATCCAAGCCTGATTATCGCCACTTTTAAATCTTGCTACTACATTTGTTGTTGGAGAATATACATCTAAAGAATTTGAAGGACTTGCAGTACCTATACCTACTCTATTGTTAGTAGCATCTATTGTTAATGTAGTAGAATCAAATGTTGCATCGCCTGTAAATGCAGGTGCTGCTAATGGTGCTTTTAATGCTAAACTATTAGTAACTGTAGTAGAAAAACTAGCATCATCATTAAGTGCAGCAGCAAGTTCGTTAAGTGTGTCTAGTGCAGCAGGAGCAGAATCTACAAGAGCATCTATCTTTGCTTGTGCTAGTGTATTGACTTCATCATCAAAGTCATAAATTAAATCGTGTGATAATTTAGTTTTTAGAGTCCCTGTAATATCTAAATCTCCATTAACCTTTAATAAACCTTTATCACTACCATCAGGTTTAGGTGAGGAAACATTTAATATAGATGCTTCCCCACCGACCTTAATCGGCTTTAAATCATTACTTAAAGGCTGATCATCACCTAAAGTTATATCATTTATAGCCATACGAGAATCCCTACCTTCTCTTTTTAGTTTTTTTCATTTTTTTCTTTTTCTTAGGTGGTCTACCTACCTTAGATCCGTATGTTCCTTTTCCTCTAGGCATTATTTACCTACCATTTTCTTTAAGCCATTCCATACCATGTCTAGTAGTATGTCATCATACTTTGTTGGACTTAACTTTACTAATTTCTCTAATACGAAGAATACTGCTAGTGCAATATCCCAATTATTCATTAACCATTCCATTATTTATTCTCCATTTCTATTTTTCTGTATAAATAAATTATCCATAATGCACCAATTATGATGCTTTGTAAATCAGGCAATAACTCCCATATATTAATAAATATTGTAGTCATTGATCCTAATGTAGTTTTAAAACTATCTATCATTTTTTCTCCTTAATTTCAAAGTGTGGAAAATCATCAAATCTATTATCCTGAACGTGAAAATCAGAATCCCAATCTCCACCCCAACGTAAATCTACGTTAAACATACCCTTTGCAATACCTTTAACAAAACCTGCAAATAATGTCATACGTTCTCTATCTTCCCAATCTATAGGATAAGGAACAACATCAACAGCATTGCTTGGATAAGTATTATGCCTACCATTAGGGAATTTAAGTTTGGTTTTTCCTTCTTTGTATAACTTGTCTTGTCTATCTTGATTTCTATGCCCTTCGATAATAGAGCAATCAACATGCTTGATAACTTCATTGAATATCCTTTGTAACCTATCATCACAGGTTTTGAGGTTGTTTTTAGATCTTGTACCGAATCTAGGCATAATTAAAAAATGAGGGTAGGCAACAAGGAAGATACGTATGTTGAACGAGCATGGAAAAACAACAATCCTACCCTCATATATTGATTCTCATTCATAGTTATCCTGTTTTTTCCTAATCTTCTATGTGAAATATAAATTCATAATCATCTGCTGCACAAGTTGGTGTACCACCTCTACTTACTGCTGCTACATAAACTGATGTTGAATCAGATTCTGCTTGAAGTAACATAGGTAAAGCACCACCTGTACCATCTCCAAAGTTTACATAATGATATACTATATTATTGACTAAATCAGTCATGTGGTCTCCCATATCTATACTAATCCAACCTAATATTTTTGCTTGTTTTGCTAAAGCATTAGTCCATTTGCTATTACTACCTACTACATCATTAATAGTACCTAAATCTTTAGAAACTTGCATAAAAACTAAATCTATATCATGTTCAGCATCATCTTCATTTAAAATTGTTAATCCTACTAATTTAGAACAACCACCTTTTTCAATTACTGCTCTTGGTATTTCTGTAGGATTAAAAAACACATCATCATTTGCATAAGCACTTGTATCAAGTGTAGGTGTAACTCTTATAATTCTTTTACTACTTCTAACTACTCCATCTCTACTCATCTGCCTTCTCCTTCTTAGGTGCTTTTTTCTTTTTTGGTTTAGGTTGATCTAAAATTTCCATATCATACCTACCATCATTTTTATATTGTTCTAATCTTGCTTTACCTATCATAACAGGCACATTTAATGGTTTACCTGATGGTACTTTATAACCTCTAAATATAACTTTAATATCTTTCATATATTCTCCTAAGTGTACAGGGTAGCATTACACTACCCTGTATTATTATTTATTGCTTACTACCAAGCAGTTGTTCCTTCTTCAACAATACCAAAACATTTGATTTGTGAAGCATCTTGAACTAACTTAGCACCACCGATATAATCACCCACTAATTTGTGTGCAATATAATCAATGTCATACTCAGAACTAACTTGAGGTGCTTTGCTAAATCCGTATGCTAGAGCAGAACTGTGTAATACAAATCCACCTAATACGTTATTGTCATTCAATGCACCATCATCAGAATCTACAGCAGCATTAGCATTAGTAGATGTAATGTTGTTAGATAATACAACATTCATACCCATTACAGATCCTACTAGACCATTTTGAACATTAGCAGTATTAGTTTTAGAAATATGAATAAAATCATCTATTCTAAATAATGAAGAATATAGTGTTGGATTTAACACTAATGTACATTCATTAATAGGTATATCATTTTCTAATACAACTTTACTAATGTGTGCTAATGTTGCAGCATCAATAGTTTTTGGAACTGTGTTACCTGCAATGTTAATACATTCAGTAGTTGTAGCAAGTGCTGCTTCTACTTCTGTTTCAAATCCTAATGCTAATTTATAACCTATAGAATCTGCATACATTGAAAGTAGATCAGAATTTGCTTGAACAACACCCATATCTTCTACCATAGCAGAAGCATATTTATGTGATGTTAATGCTAACTGAATTTCATCTTCAGTAGCATTTGTGTAGTTTACAGGAACGTGTGGATCTTTAGTAGCAGCATCTGCAACATCTGCAACTGATGGTATGTGAACTATGTCTCCACCACCTGATACTAAAGAACTATAATCTGTTCCTAAATTTGTCATTACAAGATTCTTTTTGAAACTTGCTCTTACTGCGTCTGTCCATATCTCAGGTATAAATACTGCTAATTCAGTATCTGATGCTTGAGATGCAGCAGGATCTGCTAAACCTGTTGTTGTAGCCATCTTTTCTCCAATCTGTACTCTCTATCAACTGCTAAATAGCCTTCAAGTAGAGTATATTTTATTTTTTATATGATTTAACTATTGATTTCCAATTAGATCGTTTTTCTTCAGGAGACATTGTAGCCCAATCTGTTATTTTATTTCCACTTTTATCTCTAATTGGTGGTGTTACGTTGGTTGTAACTGATTGTTTTTTTGACTTTTCTAAATGTTTCCTTAACTGATCATTACTCAAAGATCCATAAACTTCTTTGTCTTGATCATCTAATTGAGAAATTAAATTTTCTCTTTCCTTCTTCTCTTGCTCAGCATAAACATTTAACTTTTCCTCGTATGATTGCAATTTATTGGTAAGTTCAGTATTTAACTCTTTGAATTTACCTTGTTCTTCCATTGCTTTCACACGTTGTGCTTCTTGCTTATCCTGATATTCTTTTAATTTAGTCTCTAACTCTCTTTTCTGTTTATTGACTTCATTAAAACGAGCATAAGGTATAGATTCTACAGGATCTTTTACGTTGTCTGTTGTATCAACGGAAACATTTTCGTCTGTTTGGACGGAATCTGATTTGACACCTTGATTATCGGTGGTTGGATTTTCGTTAGAATTTTTCATTATTCTTCCTTGTATTTTATCATTGTTTACATGTTAATTGCAAATGATATTATTCATTTAGCCATTTTTCTACGTGTTTGAATAGAAATTTTAGTGCTTTTTCCTCAGTTTTTTCATTTATAAAGGGTATGTCTATGTCTTTATTAATCTTGTCTATAAGTTCTTGTTTATTGTTTTGAAACTTTGCCTTAATTTTATCTTTAATAGCATTTTCTAACAAATCTATAATTACCTTATCTACTATCATTATTACTACCTACCATTTCTTGCAAGACCAATATCTTGCAGTTGTTTTGTCTTTTGCAGTTGCACATTTATGTCTTGCCCTGAATGATTTACGTCTTGCAGGACTAGACTTTTTAATTCTCATGTTAGGATCTCCAAACGTAACTCGTTTAGTTTTTCCTCCGTCATTTACGAACACCTGAAATTTTTTTTTACCAAAACTAGGTTGTCCTTTACGAATCCTAGTAGGTTTATTCAACCTTACTTTTCTACCTCTATACTTAGCCATTCCATCTCCAATATTTTCTAGTTAGTGCTATACATAAGATTATAAACACAACACTTGCTAAATCTAGTAAATGATTACCTGAATCACTTTCAATGCTACCAATAGGTGTTTCTAATTTTATGCTTTTAGTCTTATTCATCGTCTGTCATTCCACCTTGTTCCATCATTCTAAGAAACTTATCTTTAAGTCCATTACCTGATAGTCTTGCTATTATCTCTACTTGTGCTTTGAATACACCATTAAGTTTCTTCTGTTCCATTTGCACCTTCTTCTGCTGATCAATAAGTTTAATAATAATACCTTCCAACCTCTTGAAGTCTTGGTCTAGTTCTGTCATCAGGGTTTCCTGTATGAACCTGTTTTGTTTCCAAATGAAGAATCCGAATGCTATTGTCATTGCTACAGGTATTCCAAATTGTTCCAATATCGTAATAAAATCCATTATATTTTATTCCCATCTATAAGTTCTCCTTGTACTACTGCTTTTCCTTTTATTATTTGCACTACATTAGTAGTAAAATGCCCTTTATCAAAAAAGTCTACTATTGCAAAAGCATGACTCCAATTATGCTCTCTACCACCTAGCCAAGCATTAGATTCTTTACTCATATCTTTTAAACAACCTAAACTTATAGCAGATACTTGTCCACCTAGCATTGTTGCTGAGTGCATTTGCACATCATGTGTATGTCCATATATAATGTTACAACCTAGTTTTCTTAAATGGTTTGCAGCATGATATTGTCCACCATAGAAGTTACCATGATGAAAGTATAGTTTACCTATTTTTAAAAATTTACTATTATGATGAAACTTATATCCACGTTCTTTTAATTTAAGTGCATTCTGTGTCATATACTGTGGTAGATAAGGGTGTTCATCTACAAACTGATCTAACCATAACTCATGGTTGCCTTGACAAAAATGTCTTTCCTTACAACCTACTTTATCTAAGGATTTATCAATTATATCCATACCTTTATTAACCTGTTTAAGTTCTTTTTCCATATCAGGCAATATATAGTCTAATGGTGGTTTCTTTTTACGTTTCCATTTCCAATGACTAAAAGCATCACCTTCTGTTGTGTCTCCAAGATCAACGTATATATCAGGTTTACATAGTTCTATGGCTTTACATACAACTCTTATAGCAGCCATATCTGCTAGTGGAAAGTGTTTATCAGGTGTTACTATGGCTCTTTTAATCATTTTCTACCCTCAGTTGATTTTTTATATTTTATTGGCTCACTTAAATCTTCACCCTCGTATTGAATTGGTACTAATTGACAATTACAATTGTGTCCACATACACTAAATTCACTCTTAGGCATACCTATATTTCTAAAAAACTCTAAATCACCTGTAAAGCCATGTCTAGGTTTACAATCAGGACATATATTCTTTCCTACTGTAATCCATTTGTATTGTTTTAGTCCTTGTTGTTCAAATACTTTTTGTGCTGCTA